GGGGGCCCCAAGGCAAACCCGACGGCCTACGCCAACTCTCTGCCGGTATTCAAGCGGGGACGGAACTTCTACATTGAGGTGATCAACCCGGTGCACTATGCCAGCTATGTGGAGTTCGGGCATCGGACACGGGGCGGCCAAGGCTGGGTCGCGGGCCAGTACTTCCTGACTCTCTCCGAGCGGGACCTAGAGCGTATGGCTCCGGCGATTCTTGAGAAGAAGCTAGAACGGTTACTGCGGGAGGCGTTCAATGTCTAACCTGGATTTTTCGAGCATCTATGACGGCGTGAGCCTGGCGCTCCATAGGGCAATCCCTACCGCACAGGTGCATGGTGGAGATGTCCAGCAGGGGCTCAAGCCTGGGGACCTCAACGTGATTATGCCTTCTGCCGGACACACTCGGCAGGTGGGAAGCCGTTATCTTCGGACGCCAACGCTAGACGTGATCTATTACCCCAAAGAAGGAATGGCGGAGTGCTACAGGACGGCGGACGTTCTGGTCCGCGCTCTGGAGGACATCACCACCCCGGAGGGGGATGTTATCCACTGTACCAGCTGTGAGTGGTCGGTGGAGGATGGGGTCCTGCATATCTTGGTGAGCTACGACCATTACATCTATACGCCCAAGGACGAGGACTTCATGGAAACTTTGGAACTTGAAATGGAGGGATAACAATGGCAACGGCAAAAACGCCTAAGGCGGAGACTACCGAGGCTGTGTTTACCAAGGAGCAGCTGGCGGCCTCCAAGCGATACGCCAAGCGGCGGGACCTTATCATGGCCCTGCTGGAACATGGCAAAACCTACACACTGAACGAGGCGGACCGCCTCATTGACGGCTTTATGAAAGGAAAGGTGAAGTAAGATGGCATTGGGCGGCGGCACCTGGCAGACCCAGAACAAGGTCCTGCCTGGTTACTACGTTAACTTCTCCAGTGTGCCCAGGGCGTCTGCTACGCTTTCCGACCGCGGATATGCGGCAGCCCCTTTCGAGCTGAACTGGGGCCCGGAGGAGCAGGTTTTCCCTGTGACCTCTGGGGATATGCAGAAGAATAGCAAGACCATTTTCGGCTACGGCTACACCGACCCGGCCCTGCTGCCCCTGCGTGAGATTTTCACTCACGCGACCACTGTGTACTGTTACCGGCTGGGCAAGGGCGCGGTAAAGGCCACCAACGACCTGGCAACAGCCAAGTACGGCGGAACTCGTGGCAACGATATCGCCATCACAGTGGCTGCCAATGTGGATGAAGGCTCCCTCTGGGATGTCAGCACCCTTGTGGACGGCGCTGTGGTGGATATGCAGACCGTATCGAAGGCGGCTGACTTGGTTGGAAACGACTGGGTGGACTTCAAGGCGTCCGGCACCCTGGAAGCCACTGCCGGGAAACCCCTGGAGGGCGGAGAGAATGTCTCGTCCATCAACGGCGAGAGTCACCAGGCGTTTCTCGACAAGATCGAGCCCTACTCTTACAACGTCCTCTGCTGCCCTACAGCCGACCCTACCACGATCAAGCTGTATCAGCAGTTCACCAGCCGGTTACGGGACGAGGTGGGCAGCAAGTTCCAACTGGTAGCCTGGCAGCCCACCACCGCCGACTACGAGGGCATTATCGGCGTCTGGAACAAGGTGACCCACTCCAGCATCGCTGACGTACCGGAGCACCTGTTGGTCTATTGGTTGGCCGGGGCTGAGGCGGGGTGCGCCGTCAATAAGTCCCTCACCAACTTCAAGTATGATGGGGAACTGACCATTGACACCAACTACACCCAGGCAGAGCTGGAGGCAGCTCTAAAGGCAGGAAAGCTGCTGATTCACAACGTGAACGGCGACCCCCGGATTTTGGATGACATTAACACCCTGCTTACCCTGTCCGATACTAAGGGGGAAATCTTCCAGTCCAACCAGACCATGCGCGTGTGTGACCAGATTGCCAACGATACGGCGGTCCTGTTCGCGACCAAGTACCTGGGTACTGTTCCCAATGACGCTTCCGGGCGGTCCTCTCTTTGGGGCGACATCACCAAGCTCATTCAGGACCTGAACACCATTCGGGCCGTGCAGGACTTTGACCCGGAGATCGTGACCTGCGAACAGGGCGACGCGAAGAATGCTGTCCTCTGCACCGTTGACGGACTTAACATCGTCAACGCCATGGCAAAGCTCTATATGAGCGTTATCATCCAGTAAGGGAGGCGCGCTAAATGAACCAGAGTATGAATACCCAGGACGCTGTCAGCGCCAACTATGCGGAGTGCTTTGTCACCATTGACGGCACGCGCTACTCCATGCTGATGGCGAAGGAGTTCGAGGGTAAGGCAACCATCAACACCAAAGAGGTCTACAAACTGGGGAACCCGGTGGTAGGCCACAAGGCACAGACGATGGCGCTGGCCTTTTCCATGACCATCTACAAGTGCACAGAGATCTTCGACACTGTGGTGGAGCGGTTCCTCAAAACCGGCGTAATGCCGACCTTCACTGTCCAAACCTCCAACGATGACCCCGCCACCTCGGTGGGGCGTAGCACCAAGATTTACAACGACTGTATCCTAGACGGCGACGTGCTGCTTTCTATGTTCAATTCCGAGGGCGATTTTGTCGAACAGTCCATTGAGGGCTACTGTGACAGCTTCACCCGGCCGGAGCAGCACACCAATCCGGCCTATATGTAAGAAGGGAGATTTGACCTATGAGCAATCTGTCTGCGTTTATGCAGCCCAATGTGGAGCAAGTAAAGAATCACAAATACGTTGCCTCCCACCGAATCAAGGGGGAGGACGGCAAGCCCGTGGAATGGGAGATCTGCTGTATCTCCGCCGACGAATACGCCCGCATCCGGGGTGCCTGTATTCGCCAGGTGCCCGTGGCGGGCAAAAAGGGACAGTACACCCAGCAACTCGACACCTATACCTTCCAGGCTCGTGTGGCCGCCCGTTGCACGGTATTCCCGGACCTCAACAACGCCGAGCTGCAGAACAGCTGGGGGGTTGCCAAGCCGGAGGAGCTGATTGGCAAGCTGCTGATCGGCGGTGAGTTTGACGACTATGTGACTGAGGTGTTCCAGCACAATGGTTTCAAAACCGAGGACGAGTTGGTTAACGACGCAAAAAACTGATAATGGACGGCGACCCGGAGGCCAACTTCGCACATTTCTGCTTACAGCGATTCGGGTGGCCGCCGTCCAAGTTTTTGAATCTGCCAAGTCGTGAGCGGGCCTTCGTGATAGCATCCATCAATGTCCGTTGCGAGGCGGAGAGGAAAAAGGAAGCCGAGCTGAAAAGCAAAATGAAGCGAGGCAAGCGCCGATAAACGCGGCGGCCTTGACACTGCGCCGTTTGATGGCTATGATGGGGCTATAAGCAAGAAGGATGGTGCACGGATATGGGGTTATTTAAGCCAAAGCTGAATCCAGAAATCAGGGCCAAGGCCGAGCGGCCGGGGGTCAGGGTGTTCGTATCCGTCCCCAGCGCATCCGGGCTTCCGGTCCCAGAGCGGACACTCGCGCAAGTGTACTACTTTGACGACCACGTCGAGATTGACGCTGGGGGCGTAGAGTACGACCTTAGTATGGACAAGATTCAGAGCGTAAGCATCCAGACAAACGTGGACCGGCAGACCCAGTTTGTCAGCAGCGCGGGCGGCGCACTTCTTGGAGCCGCAGTTGCGGGGCCTATCGGAGCAGTCGTGGGCGGCCGGATCAAGGAGAAACAGACACAGCAGACGGAATCCTATCTGATAATTCACTACATCGGAAAAGACGGGACTCCGGCGGTGCTTTCCTTTTTCGCTACGCACACGCCGAAGTGCCGAGAGCTGGCCGAGCTCTTTCAAAAGCGACCGCACCAGCACACTAAAATCGAGCTTTAAGCAGAGCCACTCTCCCATGGCGGGAGGGTGGCTCTTTCTATGCCCAAATGGGAGGTGAGTTCGTGGCAACGATCAGATCGCAAATGGTCCTAAATGACGGTATCAGCGGAGTGCTGAAAAGAATCACAAACGGACTGAGTACAACCCTCAATGCATTTGAGCAGGTCCAGCGGGCCTCTGGGCGAGCGGTAGACGTGACCCAAATCCAGGCGGCCAGAGCGGCGCTGGCGGAGGCGAACCGGGATGTCGACAACATGGCGGAAGCCTACCGTCGGGCGGCGCAGCAGGAAGAAGTTCTTAACAGGGGGCTTCGAAATGGGGCAAGTGCTGCGGACGGACTGTTGGGCAAGGTCAAAGGCATTGTGACGACGCTGGCTGCCGGAGCGGGAGCGAAAGCAGTCCTCGGACTATCCGACCAGCTTGCCAGTAGTTCC